CCGCCAGCGCCAGCAATACGCTTTGCCATCAGATGTCCGTCGTACTAACGCCTGCCGATACCACTACGCTACCGACGCGCATCCGTCCGTAACAGATCGGGACTGGATTTCCTTGAGCGGTCAGGTTGACGGCACCGTTGTAGATGTAGCTAGCGCGGTTGTCGGCTGGGTCGTTGTTTGCTGGGTCAAACGAATTTTTACGATTGGGAGTATTGCTTGTTAAACCTGGCAAATCAGCAGGCTGAGGAGATAGCAATTGAGAGGTGCCATACAGAATCAAACCTGCACCAATGGCAGAAACAGCAGTTCCTAATGCAGTGGCAAAACCAGCACCAGCAGCGGCGCCACCAAGGCCAAAGGTGCCAAACAAGCCAGCACCGGGCAGAAGAAATGACACTGCAACTAACGCAACCCCAGCCAAAATTGTGCCAATACCACCGCCACCGCCAGCACCTACAAGCACTGGCGTGATGCTTATTTCTTCGTTTTGACCAGTGGGATTATGAACCTCGTCTAATTCTTCAATTGCTGCTTTTCCTACTTGCACGATATAACCAACGCCGCGTTCTGCTGCAGTAACCAAAGCCTGCTGGAAGCCTTCAAAATTCGCGCACAGTGCCCGGATCGCTTCTGCCGGAGTGTTTAAGTCAAAATGATGAACACGGCCAAACTGCTTGCCTAGTTCACCGCGTAGCACCACTTTCTTCATAGCCGACTCCTGTGCCGCAGGATGTGAGTGGTGTTCTTCCGATAATAGCCAGACCAAAGGTCACGGCTAGAAAGCCGCCGTTCTAGGTGTTGCAGGATCAGGTCATCACCGATATAGATCGCAACGTGGTTGGACACGGGCGAAACGATCTGCATCAGTAAGGCGTCACCGTATTGGGGTTCTGCGTCCTGCCCGACCGACACAAAATCCTCGTTGGCAAAATTTTCGACAAAGGTGTTCATGCCTTTGTGCCACCACTCGCCGTGCCGTTCATAATCCGCCAGCTCTAAGCCCCACTCCTGCTTGTACCAGTCACGCGCTAGGGCATAGCAATCAAGCGTGCCGTAACACCATTCCCGCCCGATCAATGGCGGCTGCCAGCCTTCTGGTTTATAGCTTGCCCAGGTTGCTGTCGGCCATCCAACGATGTGCCAGGGCAGCCCTGATGCCTCCATTGCAGCCTTATCCGCCATGCTCGCCTTGGGCTTCATGTTCGGGTGACTGTGCACCACAGCCGTGATTGCACCAGCGTCATCAGCAGCCGCGTAGTCAGCAGGCGACATCACAAAGCTCATTTCCTCCGTCGCTGTGTTTTCACACGGCCAGTAACGCTCTTTACCTTTGACGATGACCACCAGACCGCAGGCTTCGCGGGGATATTCCTGTTCTGCGTGCGCTTCTGCCGCTGCCTTGGTTTCCGGCTTCATCCAATCAGTCCCGCACTTGGGAAGCCGCCATACGGAATCTCAGCATTGTCTCCAAAACGGAGCTTGCAACTAGATAGGCGGTGTCCGCAAACATCCTGTGCCACGTTGTCAACTTCGTTGTCGTCAATATCGAAATAGTTAGCGCCGGTATAGCCGCAGCCTTCACCCTTATACGTCCATGGGCAAATGTTTTGGATGATCTGGCGCCGAGGTAGTTTTACGCCAGCAACATCAAACGTGGCGGCAAGCTCAAAGCTGACAACTGCGCGGTTTTCTGCAACCTTGCGATCAATAATAAAAATTTCACGCGGAAATTCAGCAAACGGATCGGCCGTTGCGTTGGTGCCGCTGGTGAAATTGGTAGCGTCTAGATATTTCTTAAGGGTGCGAATTCGAGTGACGGTTGCACCGACCAGATCGTTGTACTCAAGCACCAGTGTGGTGCCCAGGCTTAAAACGTTGCTAATGCTGATAGTTGGACGTGGAAGTTGTCCACCGCCCTCGTAACTAAAACCAGTTGCTTCAACTGGATACCGCTGATAGGTGTTGCCGTTCCAGACGATGTTGCCGCTGATCTGTTCGTTGACGCCGGCGTGGAAGCGGTAGATCTGATCAACGCCGATGCTGCTTGCCGTGCCGTCTAGTTCAAACAATTCAATGACAGCACTGGGAGCCAGTTTGTTCAGCTCTTCGCCAACTGCGCTGACAGCCTCCCAGACAACAGTGCCATCCTCAACCTCAGCACCACGAACCACTGGCCACGGGTCAGGCTCAGTCGCTGCACTTGTACCGGCAGTCGTACAACGAAAAACCAAGCCCGAAGGCTGAACAGAACTGGCGCGTCGGACATCACCAACGCTGAAAGCTGTACTAGCGGCCCAGGCGGTGAATGCCATTACGGTTCAAATACCTGCTCAAAGGTGGCTGTGATCGTATTGATGTCTGCGTATTGATGTTCGCGTAACCAGGACCGACAGACGAACTTATAAGTGTCGGAATCGTCGATAGGAGACCAGTCAAACGACTCAACGCCTCCACGAGCGTCAAGGAAAGTCTCAATGTCATCGGCAGTGCTATTGGTAGCAGCAGACCAACGAAGCTCCCAAATCTTGGGGTTTTGGTTGATGCCAAACGTTAGACGCTGCTCATAGCCATCACCAAATTTGGCAGTACGAACAGCAGGCTGTGATTTTTTCTGTGCGCCAAAATCAGGCGTGAATTCAAAGGTGGCCATTAGCTAAGCAAACCCCCTGGACGCTTTTGACGAATTAGCTCAGCACGCACAGCAGCGCCTAATGCTTCACCCAGTTTATTGGCATTGGGTTGATCGCCTTGCACGCCCGAACCAGTTGCATCAACGTTGACCACGACATTGGCGGCTGCAGAGGTTCCACCGGACGACATACGCGGCACGTACATCTCTGGACCCCGCTCACCAACCAAATAATCAGAACCAGCGGTGACGGGGCCACCAGCGGCGCGAGGGATTGCATGGCCATAGTTGCGGCCACCAATCATGTATTCCATGAATCGCGAACGCAGGCCGCGATTAGCACCAAAATCGCCAATCCCGCCCATTGCAGCCAAAAACAGCGGATGCATCGGCATGAATTTGCCGCCCAAATTAAATAATTGATGATTGGGGACAATGTGACCGGATTGCTGAGGCATGAACAGCTCAGGTCCACGCTCGCCAACGATGTAAGGAAACCGGCCTCTTACCGGGCCACCTGCCGCACGGCCAGGGAACAGATTGGGAAATAAACCTTTGCCCAGAGCCTGCATACCGAAGTTAATTAGCAACCTGCCAACCTGCTTAAGTAAATCACCCATAATTTCACGGAATGATTTGGCCTTTTCAATCAAATTGATCAATGCGTCTCCCATGCCACTTGCAAAAGTCGTGACAATTGTTTGACCAAGTTTTTCCGCTTCGGTCAACTCTTTATTGGCTTCTTTTTGCTTTTTAGATAGCTCAGCCAGTTCTCGCTTTTCTTTTTCGCGAAGCCGCAAAATCGCATCTGCCAATCGCTTTTGATCATCAAGGTCCTTGATTTTGGCAGTGTTGAAATCGATTTCTTTTGCATTCATGCGTTCAGTGTTTTGCTGTAGCCGCATTTCATAGTCAAGAAGCGCAACAGCTAAGTCATTGCGATTACGAGCCGCCTCGTTTCTGCGCAAAGCCAAAGCAAGCATTTCCTCGCTTGAAGTGCGCATTTTTTTACGTTTCTCATCATCAGCATCTAAGTCACCCGTAGGCAGTGGCCCTTTGCCTAAACCAGTACCAAACTGGAAATCAAATCCTTTGCCAAACAAATCCTCAACAGTGAATTGTTGAGCTTCAGTTGGTGCATTCAAACCTGCCATATTTCGCAACGCCTGGCGAATAACGTCGCCAAAGAGAAATTGCGGTTGCGTAGCCTTAAGAAAAGTATGAATTCTTTTTGTCAAAGTGATTACACCATTACCAATTTTGGTGAACACTTGAGCAATCTTGAAGCCAACATTTACCCAGTCGGTAATGTATTGCTTCAGCATTCGATCATTGTCAGAAAGCCAATTAAAAACCTGCGCGGTGTTGTCCTGTAAAAACGCCCCAACTTTTTGAAAAAAGCCGCCGTAGCTGACAATGGCAGCGGTTAATGCGACCTCAAGCCTTTTGCCTGCATTCTCAGGAGCAGTAGCAAGTTGTTCGACGCTTTCTCCGTAACGATCAGAAAGCTCAACGGCAAACGTCAAAAAGTCTTCAAGGCTAACCTTTCCATCTTCTAGTGCTTTGTCAAGCTGTGCCGGTGTTTTACCAATTGATTGGGCAAAAATAGTAAATGCACCCGGCAAACGCTCACCAATCTGCTGGCGAAGCTCTTCAGCGCTTACTTTGCCTTTTGAGAATACCTGGCTTGTTGCAACAAGAGCTGAATTGAGATCTTCTGCACTGCCACCAGTTGCGATGATTGCAGCAGAAATGCCATTAAAAACAGTCGTAGTGTCTTCAGTAGTTAAACCTGCGCCTCGAACACTTGCCTTAAGTCTGGTGTATTGCTTAGTTGCCTGATCAAGTGGGAGAAGAAACTTTTGCTGGGCAGCAGAAACTGCATCAGTGCTTTTTTTGTAATCATCAAGATCATCGCTAACACCAGCTAACGCAATTTGAAAACGTCTGATATCAGCTACTTGTTCTGCAGCCTGACCAGCAAATTGCCTTATAGGTGCAACAACTGTGCTACCGATAGCTGCGCCAGCCAATGGCGAACCAAACAATGCCCCAGCACCGGCACCTATGAGCGCCTCTGGCCCAAGCAAGCCTGCAGAGCCAATAGCCGCCAATGCACCACCTGCCCCGCCAGTGCGACGGCGGCCCTGGGCCTTTGCAGCCTGACGCTCAAAACGTTGAGCTTCTCTTGTTGCTTCTTTAAATTCCCTGCTAGTTACATCAACACTGTTGGCCAGTTCACGCCAAGCGCGGCTGTAATCATTTAGCGCATTGATGCTTTTTGTTTTAATTTGATTGTCGTTATTTCTAAGAGTTGCCGCAAGATCTTTGAATTTTCTATTTGATACAACAGAACGCGATGCAACATCATTCAGCTTGTTGCTGAGCTGTGTAAGCGCAACATCACCTTCTTTTTTGATCCTCAGCCTGATCTCAGAAGTGATGCTCATTTCCGTTCCGCGTTCAGGACTGACAGCGCTGTCGTTTCCATGACCTGTACGCCCTCAAATAAAGCGACAGGATCTTTGACTGAATACAGCTTACAGAGCCATTCAAGACTCGGGTAGTTCAAACCCGTCAACCCAGCCATGCTTGCGTTCCACTGCGTTGACATCCTGAGAAACATCAACACCGTTTCCCAATTCTCCTCCCACACCTCACAGTCGTGCTCAACAGCCTGTAGACGAGCCGCAGCAATCTGTTCAGGGCTTGCGCCCAAAGCCTTTAAATCAGCCTCCCTCTCGTCAACTACGCCGCCTTTGGCCCAGTACCTAGCGGCGTCTTTTAGTTTTTTGCTGGCGCTCCAGTGACACTATTTGCGTAAGCCTCGATCAAGCCACGCAGTACATAGGGATCGTCACAAAGCTGCTTTTTGTTTTTCTCGGTAAACGGCACAGGCTTGCCGTCTTCGTCGTTAATACCGTCCCAGCCAAGCAAAATCTCGCCAACAAGGGCATCGTCACCCTTATCGACGAGATCATTAAACAATGAGCGGCTGATCTTCTTAAAGACTGCTTCAAACGCCTGGGTTTCAAACCGGTTGCCGTCAACAGGGACTTCAACCTTGACTTCCCACTTGTAGGAAGCAGTCTTCTTGAGGACGAATGCCACGCAGAATCAGGTGAAAGCTAGTGACAGCTCGTCATTGCCACTGGTGCTGGGCAGAGCCAGATAGGGCATGGACAACGAGATGACACCGTTGGTATCACCGTATGATACTCCAGTAATATCGGTCTGGGCAGCCGTCAGAGTGACGATGTTGCCGCCAGTTGCACCGAGCACAAGGCTGGTGGATGCAGTGGACACACCCACAGCGTCAGCAAAGTAATCGGTGGTGCCGATTGCGGGAGCTTCAATCACTGCAGTGCCACCAGGAGCACGGTTAGTGATCAGCACTTCCTTGTTAGAAGCGGTCTCCTTGTAGATCAGCTCATTGTTCAGAGCAAGGTCAAACGACTCAATACGCTGACTGGTCTCACCAAAGAAGGTGGCCGTGGTCATGTTGGTGTCGTTGACCTCAAGCGCTGCTGCTTGGTTGGCAACAGTGAAGGTGCCAGACAGAGCAGTTGCATCAGGAGCGTTGTAGATCCCGATCATGTTGAAGCTGGCAACAGCAAACTGACCAGCAGTGAAGTTGAAGCTGACAGAGCCGCGAGCACCAGTGATCTTGTGGCGGGTGCCGTCGTAGAAGCAGTAAATAGTGGCGGAATCAAAGCTGCTGCTTACACCCGCATAGGTAACGCTGGTGTCGGCCACAGTGGTCTCAGACAGGCCGCAGGACTTCAGCAGAGGGCCAAACGCAGGAGCGGTGCCAGCAGTGCCAGAACCAGCCAGTTCAACATCAAAAGTGACGCTGACACGCTTGTTTGCAACCAGGGTTGCGCGGGTGCTGTTGCCAATGAAACCTTGATAAGCCGCAGCCTGAACGTTGTCAGACTCGATAGGAGTCACTTCAAGATTGGTGACCTGGATCGCATCAGTACCACCAACGGGAGTTGGATCCGTCCCGTAAGTTGATTCAATCTTCGCGATCAGAAATTTCTTCCGGGTTAGTGCCATTGTCAGTGGGAGCGGGTGGTTCTGTAATCAGTGTAAGTTTCCCAGTTTTTGGGTCAAACAAGTAACTGCCGCCCGCGCCGGGATTGGGAACTTCCTTACGAATTTTAGCCATGATGTCAGTTGCTAGTTAGGTCAGTTCTGCTAGTGCGATAACGCACTAAATAGTCTTGGGTGATGACGCCCAGGGGCACATCAGCTTCATACAGGCTGAACTCCGTACGGTCAGGTGTCAAGTCAAGAGCGTTTCCGTTGCAGGTTTGATCTGCCATCAGGCGAGCGTGTACTTGCTGCGTAAACGTGTCTGAACTGTCATCCGGCAACGCAGCACGAACAAGGGTCGTCACCCTTACCCGCATGGTGAAATCAAGCTTGTCAAAGAAATTGGTGTCTACCGGCTGATCATTGACAGGCTCAATAATGATTGCGGGCACTTCACCACGAGCCAGAGGCTCAACCCGTGAGCGGTAAATCGTCGCTGTGGTGATCGCGTCCAGATTGGTTTTCATCCGGGCGAGAATTTTCTCGCGTATTGTGTCGGCCATCGTTATGCAGCAGCAACCTGAAACACGTTGCAAACAACGCTAGGTCGGCTCGGACGAGCGTAAGGGCTGGTAATCGCAGCGCCCGCTTTTAACGTAACGTTTGCATCATTTGGTGCCCAAATCAACTCGATATAGTCGTTGCGGGCAAGCACTAACGTGTGATCAAGCAGCAAGTTGTTATTACCTGGAACGCCGCCATGCGATTCGATGACGCTGACCGCCGTAGTAGTCAAAGGGACATCGCCATCACTGCCACTGTTGTTTCTTCTCAACCAAAAATGAGCGTCGTGAATTTGCGTGTCTGCATTTGATAGCTGCAGATTAAACTCAAATACAAATACGCCGGGATTGTCGACAATAATTCGACTGCCAAGCTCTATTCGAACGCCATCACCTGCGGCGTCAGTATTGGTGTACGTAACTTCTGTTGGAGTATTTGCTGTAGTGCTTTGATCTGCGTTACTTGAAAACTCACCCCAGTGACCGGGTGAACCGTAATAGTGCAGCTTGTTCCAACCTTCAACTCCGTTCCCGATCTTTTGGTTGCCAGTATCGGTTTCAAAGCCGATTTCACCCGTAAGCAAAATTGGATTGCGTGCTGCCCAGCTGGCTCTTGTAGCGACTCTCTGGACAGCCATTTTTTAATCCTTGCTCAACAACAACTCAGAAAA